TGAAGAAGAATGATTTCATTCGTAATGTACGTAACATGACTGACATCGTGTACAAAACTGTGGGACAGATGTGTGCAGGTTGTCTAGGTCATGGTCGTGTCAGACCTGTCAATAAGAATGGTGAACCAAGTAAAGCATTACGGATATGCAAGCCATGCAAAGGTAAAGGTACTATCTATCAAAGCACCAATGAGGTAGCAGGCTTTAAGATCATACCTCGTAATCCAAAAGATGTAGCATCTGCAGGGTTCAAGACAGATAAGGTTACTCTTGAAGATAGATCAACTGAACTAAGTGGTGAAGCACGTGAGTTCTGTGTAGCCTACTCAAGATACAATGCTATTCGCACCTACCTATCTACCTTTGTCGAGGGCATGAAGAACAATGCTGATGATGATAACTTCATTCATCCTGAGTTCATGCAATGTGTCACGGCTACTGGTAGGCTATCTAGTCGTAATCCCAACTTTCAAAACATGCCACGTGGTTCTACCTTTGCCATACGTAAAGTGGTCGAAAGTCGATTCGATGGTGGCTACATACTTGAGGGAGATTACTCTCAGTTGGAGTTCAGAGTAGCAGGGTTTCTTGCACGAGATCCGCAAGCTTACGACGATGTTCTCAAGGGAACTGATGTCCATAGCTACACTGCATCGATAATAGGGTGTTCTAGGCAGGATGCAAAGGCACACACGTTCAAACCTCTCTATGGTGGGGTCAGTGGTACTCCCGCACAACAAGCCTACTACACGGCGTTTAAAGAGAAGTATGAGAAGGTTGCTGATTGGCACAAGGAACTAGAGAAAGAAGCAGTCAAGACCAAAGAGATAAAGTTACCTTCAGGTCGCACCTATGCTTTCCCTGATGCCAAGTGGACTGAGTGGGGTGCGGCCACAAACAGAACGGCTATCTGTAATTACCCCGTACAAGGATTTGCAACGGCTGACTTACTACCCATTGCCTTAGTTAAGCTAGATAAGGTGATGAGAGAGTTGGATATGAAGTCAGTTATATGCAACACAGTACATGATTCAATCGTACTTGATGTACATCCTGATGAAAAAGATCAGTGTGTGAAGGTACTTTCTGAAGCCATGTTGTCTATTTCTGACGGCTCGAAAGCTAGGTATGGCTTAGAGTACGACATGCCAATAGGAATAGAATTAAAAATAGGTAATAATTGGCTTGACCTTACTGAAATTAAATAGTAAGCTCAAATTACATTTTAAATAAAACTAAAAAGGAAAATGAAATGGAAACAAATGAACTAGTAATCGGAAACGAAATGGATCAATTAGTATCAGCATTTAACGATGATGATACATCTACATTTATGGAACTTACAGGACAAGCGAAAGCTACAAGCAATGTAGGACTACCTAGACTAAACATAAACTATGACACAGAGACAGATGATGGTGTAACACTTACACGTGGCTCATGGAAGATGTTTGTCGATGGTGAGTTTATCTACGCTAAAGAAGTACTTGTAAGACCTATCTTACGTACATTTGAATGGAGCGTATATGACATGGAGCAACAAACATTTGTTTGTAAGTCTGTGCAAAAACCAACATTAGCAGGAGAATTCCCTGACACCCTAGCAGGGAATAAGTGTGGTAGATTGTCAGCTAAAGAAGAAGAACTTCTTAAAGATGATGACCCACTTAAAGTAAAGTCACGGTCTGCAGTTTGCAACCAAGTTATCTATGGTCAAATAACTGGTGACTTTGCAAAGGCTGATGGAACTAAGGTCGAGATCAAGGATAAACCTTTCGTATCCTACTTCAAAAGATCAGGGTTCAAACCTATCAGCAATTTTATAGAGAGCTTAACTAGGCAGAAGAAGATCATGCAAAAGGTTGTTATGAAGTTGGCAACAAGCAAGGTCAAGTCAGGTTCAGTTATCTACTATGTACCAGTTCCGACTCTCCATTCGGAAGTACAAGTCTCGGAAGACGATAAGGCATTGATGAAAGATTTCTCACAGACTGTCAAAGGTCACAATGAGAATGTTCTTAATCAGTTCAGAGAAGCTCAGAAACTCATTTCTCCTAGTGAGGAACAGGACTTGTCGGCTGATTTTGATGCTAAATCTGCTTAAAATCCAAGACTACATGCAAAAAGCAACTAGGGGGGAAGTCACGATCTCCCCTAGTGCTATTGAAGACTTCGCACAAGAATGCAAGGACTCCGTAGATAGGCAACTAAATAAGAAGCGTGAGTTCAGCATACGTATGTCAGGTTTAGGTAGACCTCTCTGTCAGCAATTGCTAGATAGGCAAGGCATCAAAGAAGAGATGGACTACAATGCTCTGTTTCGTTTTATGTTTGGCGACCTTGTTGAATCAGTGGTCGTACTCATAATGGAACAAGCTGACGTAGAAATCATAGACAAACAAAAATCAGTTGAGCTAGAGATAGCAGGTAAAAAGATTACAGGCACACTCGATCTTATCGTAAGAGATGAGTCAGGCACAGATAAGGTGTGGGATGTTAAGTCAGCTAGCGAGTGGGCATATAAGTTTAAGTACACGGGTTACGGCGGGTACGACAAGATAAAGGAAGAAGATCCATTTGGCTATGTCATGCAAGGTCATCTGTATGGTGAAGCTACAGGGTTACCTTTTGGTGGGTGGATAGTTGTCAATAAGTCAAGTGGCGAGATAGCTATGGTTGAAGCACCTGAGTGGCAAGAAGAAGATAGAAAAGAATACATGAAAGATGCAGAGGTACGAGTAAAGAGATTACTTGACCCTAATCCTGACTTTGTAAAACCATTTAAGTCTGAGTTTGAAACGTACAAAGTAAAAGGGGAACAGATACGAACAGGCAACAAGACGCTACCTAAGATATGTAGCATGTGTGGATACAGATCACATTGTTGGTCAAAAGCACAGTTGCATCCGAAGGTAACATCAAAGGCTAAGACCGCACCTAAGATATGGTATGATGTCTTGAAGAAGAAAGAATTGTAGTGCCAGCAATCTACGTAGATAACTATGAAACTAAGCTACTTGAGTTGAATGAGAACTTGTACCATCTTTACATAGAGTCTCACAAAGGTATTGGTGGTGGTAGAGACATTACATTTCTTAGACAACATGACAGAGGTATACCATTGACTTTGAGAGATAACTTCTCAGAGCATGGAGCGTTAACGCCTGAGACAGAAGCTAGGGATATCGTGAAAGTGGAGAATGAATTCCAAACAATTAACTACAGTTTAAATTACGGAAAGATTTTATGTGTGCCGATATATCCCCTTCTAGACGAGCTTACTATACTAGAAAAACAATCCCCGAAGACGGCAGGGTATATCAGCAAACGCCTAGAATCATTGAACTGGAAAATCCGACAGGGGATAATATAGTGGCTAAACGTAACGCAGGATACAGATCTAATTTTGAATTGTCTCTAGCTAAAAAGCTGATACATAATAAAATAAAATTTGAGTACGAGAAGAAGAAGATAACATACGTACCTAAGATACGTACCTACACTCCTGACTTCTACATCCCTGTAACTAACATATACATCGAAGCTAAAGGTGAGTTTGACAAAGCAGACAGAGTTAAGATGGCTCTCATAAAAGAGCAACATAAAGAGTTAGACATCCGTATGGTGTTTATGAATGCACGGAACAAGATCTACAAGGGAAGTAAAACCACTTACGCTGATTGGTGTCTTAAGCACAATTACAGGTGGGCAGAAAAAACAATACCTATGGAGTGGCTCAAGAATGAAAAAAGATGACATGAACACACTTATGTCTTTGGAGAAAGACAAGTACTACATAATCATATCTGAGATGCCTGATGATCAGTTTCACTTGGTAGCCTACGATACGACAGGCAAGAAGTACAAGACATTTGAGGATCACTCTGTTGCATCAATCATGCACGAGGGTGTCATGGCTTTGCTACGTAGACGAGGTGATGAAGTGTTTCGTTGTGGGGAATCTGAGATAGAGTTTAACTTTGCGGCCAAAGAACTAAAAGTAAAATATCAGCAAGATACAGGAGAAATGCTTGACATCCCTGAGAATGTAATTAAAGTAGATTTCGGTAATGATCAGTAATGAGACACATGGAATACATGAAGATGAAACTTAAGGAAGTAGAAAATAGTACAGATATGGTTAATAGTCCTGCACACTATAATAAGGCAGGCATTGAAACCATAGACATAATTCAATCTGTCACAGGAGATGGATTTGAAACATATCTTCAAGGCAACATTTTGAAGTACATATGCAGATACAAGTACAAGAATGGAGTAGAAGATTTAGAAAAAGCACGGTGGTATCTAAACCGTTTAATTGAAACAAAAGTAGGAGAAGAATATAATGGCGTCTAATATGTTACCAACTTCATATCAGGAGTTTATACACAAGTCTAGGTATGCTAGGTGGATGGATGATGAAGGTAGAAGAGAGAACTGGCTAGAGACAGTTTCAAGATATGTAAACTTTATGGAAGACACTCTCTTAGAAAAGCACAACTACAAGATGGACAGAGTTGATAAAGAGATAATACACGAGTACATTAGTGACTTGAGAGTTATGCCGTCTATGAGAGCTATGATGACTGCAGGAGATGCACTCAAAAGAGATAACACTTGTGGGTACAACTGTAGCTACCTACCAGTAGATAGTCCACGTAGTTTTGATGAAGCCATGTACATTCTTATGTGTGGTACAGGTGTAGGTTTCTCTGTAGAACGAGAGAACGTAGATAAGCTACCTGTAATCAGCGAGAATATGCAAGAGTCTGAAGTTGTTATTGTTGTGGAAGATAGTAAAGCAGGGTGGGCGAAAGCATATCGTGAGCTTGTGGCTTTACTTTATTCAGGAATGATACCTTCTTGGGATGTATCAAAGGTACGACCTGCGGGTGCAAGATTGAAAGTTATGGGTGGCAGGGCATCAGGTGCTGATCC